CCTATTTGGCAGATCACTGCCGCCATTGTCAACCCGGATGATCCCAGCGAGTTGTGGGCGGTGCGCCGTTCCTGGTCAGAGGATGGCCTTGTCGATGGTACGCAGAGAGTGTACCCGACAGGTACAGCCAATTTGAAGAACGAGTGGATTTATTTGGAACTTCACAAGGCCCGTAAGACGGCTACGGTGACGTTCAATGGCGCCCCGGAGCCGGTTGCTGCCAGCAAGACGTTGTTTGTGGAACGTGCCAACTTGCAGGAAGGCTGGCTGTGGGGTTTGCCGGATGCTACAGCAGCTTTGAACTGGTCTAACGAATACCGTAAAGGTATCCTGTCGGGCCTGAAAATGCAGGAAGCGTTGGCAACGTTAGCGTTCAAACTGAAAGGGCAAACGGCGGCGTCCACTAACGCGGCTGCATCTAAAGTGTCGTCCACTACCAATAAGGGTGGTACGGCGGCGATGGTGGAAGGTATGGACGTTGCCGCGTTGACCACTGCTGGTTCGGGTTACGACTTCGACTCTCTGCGTCCCGTGTTGGCTATTGTGGCTACAGCGTTGGACGTGTCCGTTGTGGGGTTGTCGTCTGACCCTGGCGCGGCGGGTTCGTCGTATGGGGCGGGGCAGTTGCTCGATTTGCCCACACGGCTCAGCATGGAAGTGCGCCGGATGCTTCACGTTGAGTTTGAGAAGGAGGTGCTGGCCTGGCTGGGGGCGCCCGACGCTCACGTTTCGTTTGAAAGCCTTTTGGATGCTACAGAAATCCACCGCATGATGCAGGCCATTATTCTTCCGTTCATGCAGGGAGCGTATGAGCCTCAAGAAATCCGTGACCGAATTGACGGGTTCATGGGGTGGCCTGAAGGTGACGTTCCAGAAGGCGTGTTGACGCCCAACAATGAGGCTTCGCTGGCGCGTCGTGATATTGACGCTGATGGCGTGGTGTCGCCGGGGCCGACCGTGCCTGCTGCCGATCAGGGTCGCGCTGATGGTGTTGGCGGGGATGGTAACGCTTCCGGTAACGAACTGCGAACCGACACTTTGACGTAAAGGCCGCTTTTCTAATGACGCATATAGTTGTCACTAGGCCGGTTTGTGCGTACTCTATTTGCCTTTAGCTATCTTTGCGCATATTCAGCCCCGCGTTGTCCCCTCCCCAATAGGGTTGCGTTACCAATCTGATAAACTGTATGCAGGATGACTACTCGCAAACTTTTAGAGCACGGCGCGCTACTCGAATCTAGCACGGGCAGCGGCAAGTTCCGCGTACGCATTATTACGGAAGGCAAAGGTTCGTCTGGCACTTATAGCCGGGAACTTTTAGAGCAATATAAAGACGTGTTTGCTGGCCGTCCCATGTTTCTCAACCACCCCAAAGACCCGTCGAAGCCGCATGAGCGGGACGTGCGTGATATTGCGGGGCGTGTATCGCCAACAATCGAATATGCGGTTGAAGATAGCGTTGCGGCACTGTTTGCTGAAGTTTCTGTCGATTCTCGCTGGGCAGAGTTTATTGAAGAGTACAAAGACGTTATCGGCGTGTCCATTTTTGCTTCCGGTGAAGGCCGCGAAGAGGGCAACGAATACATTGTCGAATCCTTTGACGAATCTGACCCTTACACGTCAGTGGACTGGGTTGTTGCGGCTGGGCGCGGCGGGCGTGTGGAACGCATGTTGGAATCGTATAGGGATATTGAATCTTCCGTGGGGGAACCTGCGGGAAACGGCATGGCAACCGCCAACGCCGAAGCACAACAGATGGAGAACCAGATGGATGAGCAGAAGATTGTTGCTCTCTTCGAGGCTCTTACTGCCAAGGTTGACGCCTTGGACGTAAAAGTCACGGGCATCGTTACTCTCTCGGAGCAGTCGGCTGCCAAGGTTGCTGAGAACGTTGATGCGTTCGACGTGGCTGAAGAGTTGACCACGGCGGTTGCCGAGGCGAAGCTGCCCGAGTCGGGACGCAAGCGCGTTATTGAGAGCGTAAAGAGTGGCGTTGCTGTCGCTGATGCAGTCGCATCGGAGAAGGCATACGTTGCCGAAATCACCAAGTCACTCGTTGAGGCGGCTAAGGGTGAGACCCACACGGACGTGCAGGGTCGCATTGTTGAATCTCAGAACGGGAAGCCTTTCTCGTTCAATGACCACATCGGAATGGGTGCCTAATGGCTCTGAATGAAGTCCTCCGCGATGGTTTCTCGGTTTCGTATTCGTTTGGCTCTAGCGATCCCGGCATTGCGTCGGGCGACTTTGTTAGCCTTTCCGCAGCCGCCCCTGGCACACTTTTTGGTGTTGCTGAGGTTGCTGCGACTCTCCGCGAAGACGGCAACTACTGGGCAACCATCCGCCACATTGGCGTTTTTGGCGCCACCACAACGGACACTGCGGCTATTGCTCGCGGTGCCAACCTTTACCTTACTGCTGCTAACGCTCCTGGCGCGGCTGTTGTTACTGCTGCTGCGGCGTCTGGTGCCAACTTCCTCATCGGGGTTGCGGCTGAGGCTAAAGGTTCCACTACCGGCAGTCAGCCGATTAAGGTTCGGGTGAACAACTGATGAATGAGCGTAAGCTTCTTGCTGAGAACGCCATTGAGCGTTTGAACGCGCAAATCAATTCGGGTACGGCTCTTGCTGAGAAGCAGAAGGAGCACGGTTCGCTGTTGTTTGCCACGTTGAAGGGTGACCGTAAGGCTGGTCGTGTCCTTCAGGAAGCGATTTCCACTTCCGACGTGCCCGCATTTTTGACCCCTGCCGTGAACGCTTTGTTCTTGGCCGAGTGGGCCAATTCGGCGCCTGTGTGGGATCAGTTCTCTGAGCGTTACGACACTGACCGTTACACGAACATTGAGTGGGATGGCATCGAGTTTGATGCTGACGACCTCAGCGGTGCGCAGAACGGTGAAGCGTACACGGGGTACGGCCTGCCGAGTGTGGGGGAGCTGTCGGAGTACCCGGCAATGAACTTCAACACTGAGAACGTGACGGGTGACATTGGTAAGCATGGCCTTCGGGTGCGCATGTCGTGGGAGACTTCGCTGCGTACTGGTTCGTTTGCTTGGTTGCCGCGTGCGGTTACTCGCATGGCGCAGTTGGCTGGCGAGCAGGAAGACCTGTGGATTGCTAAGGTCTTGGTTGATGCGGCTGGTGCTCCTAACTCTGCTTTTGCGGCGGCGCCTTCAAACCCGGCCATCACGTACCAGGCCATTGAGGCTGCGATTTTGCAGTCGCAGAGCGTCCGGGTGAACGGTCGTCGCACGAACTCGTCGCAGTTCCAGCTTGTTACCGGCTTTGGTCTTTCGACCACGGTTCGTGACATTTTGAACACGACTGAGATTCGTGAAACGACTGGCACGACGGAGTACGTCATCAACCCCAGCCTTGGCGGGTTTGGTTACACTGCGTTTGATGCTCTCGACCAGTATGGTGGGTCGGCTGCTGCACCTGCATGGTTCCTCATCCCGCTGAACTCGGCGCGTCCGTCCATTCTGGCTTTGCGCCACGAGGACGCTCCTGTCCCGCAGGTGTTCCTGAAGTCGTCCAACGCGCTTGCGCTTGGCGGCGGCGCGACTGACCCGATGGGTGGTTCGTTTGACACGGACGACACTGAGGCGAAGATTCGCGTTGTTGGTGGCGGTGCGGCTTTCACCCCGCAGATCATCGTCGCTTCTGACGGTTCGGGTTCGTAAGGTTTAGTCCCGACAAGCGGAACCCCTCACTGGAAACGGTGGGGGGTTTTGTCGTGCTAAAATGTTGTTGCGGCGTAAAAGTTTACCTCCTTTCCTTTTATGCTTGCTGTTGCGATGGCAGGTTAGGCCATCCGGCCCCCGGTTGAGGTTCCTCCCGCCTCCTGGGGGCCGTTCGCGCATTCGGGTGCGATATTTTTAGAAAACTACTGTTAGACTTGTCGCATGATAAGAAAAAACCGCGTGGACGAGAACGGCAATCGACTAGGCTGCGAAGTGGAGGGCTGCGAAAACCCGATAAACTATATGGGCATGTGTGCAAAGCATACTGGAAGATTTTTGAGCGGTAGGGATTTGCACGCCGCAAGCCAGCATGAAAAGACATACAAAGAACGGTTTATGGAGAAGGTTGACAAGCGTGGAGGATTCCCCGCCAGCCCATACGCCTGGGACGAGTCAATGGGAGAATGCTGGAACTGGACTGCCGCCAGGCGTGGCATGAAAGGAACGTGCGCGCACGAGTATGGCGCATTTCGGATGAATCAGAAGCAAATGTATGCTCACCGCGCTGGATACGAGATTTTTATTGGGCCGATACCGGAAGGACTCAGCTTGGATCATCTTTGCAGAAACACTCTTTGCGTAAACCCGTCCCACATGGAACCCTGCACGCTGAGGGAAAACCAGCTTCGGCGCGAAGGCATGAGAACCCACTGCAAGAACGGCCACGAAATGAGCAAGGAGAACACCGTGATTATGTCGGGCTTTCCAAATCGAAGGTATTGCAGGCGGTGTCGGGCGGATGCTTCCAAAAAATATGCAGCCAAGAAGCGAGCGCTGGCTCGAACTGGTAAGATGGGAGCATGACCAATCCAGGCGTTTTTCCAGTAAACACTGCCACCAACGTGGGCATCGTACGCTCTTTGATTGGCGATCTGCTTGCCCAGCCGCTTAGCCCCCCCGTTACGGGGGAGGGGGATTTCCCGCTTTTCAGCGACAGCGAAATCAGTGTGTTTTTGATACAGTCAAACAGTTCGCCAATCGCGGCGGCTGGGTGGGCTTACCTTTCCCTTTCGGGGGTTGCCGCGCAAAACGCAGAGTCTCTGGCTGACTACGACCTAAAGTATGATGGTCGGCAGAAGGCGGAACGCCTACGCGAGCAGGCGGCAGAGTATTTCCGGCTGGCGCGGGAGGCTGACGCGGCAGGCACGACTGGTTTCCAAATTGTTGGCACCGGCTTGCAATACCCGTACTGGCACGAACTTGCCGAATACCCTGGCGTGTCACAGTCGGGGCTGATCGTCTAATGGCTCAAGGGCCAATGGTGTGGAGTGACCGCATCGCCGCGTTTTCAGACACGATGAAGAACGCCGTGGTGGACATTCTTAACCCGTCTTTAGTGACTTCCATATATAATGTGGACACAAATGTGACCACATATTCTGGCGATCCGGTAATTGCTGCTGGTGTTGCGGCGCGCATTCAGCCGGTGAGGCTTGCTGTGGACACTCGTGGGGCTTCCACAGCGAACCCGTCTGGTGAAGTGCGTTTGCGTGTGCAGATTCCACGCACGTCCGTTACT